AGTTCCCCGACTGCTCTTGCCTGTTCGAGAAACGCAGTCTGCATAATTTCAAGTTTCTTGGGACGGCTGACTAAGCGCAGACCGTAGCGCGAATAGAATTGCCTGTTCATCTCGCCGAAGATACGGTCTACGCGCGGGATGATGATACCCGCCATGAAGCCTAGATACTCCTCGGCAGCAGTCGCGTACTTGTACGTGCCATCTACGATATTCGGCGGGATGTTATGCGCGATGGCAATGTCTTTTTTCTTCTCAGCCGATAGTTCCGCCGCCTGCGTATCCTTGACATTCGACCCGACCGTGATCGGTTCGCGCTCACGCTGAAAGCGGGCGACGAGATAACGGAAAGCACGGCCCACGCCCGAGGCCTGCCTGTTCCAGAAATTTTGCTCCTTCCTGATGTCGGTATCTTGCGTTGAAGGCTCAACCGGGATAATGAACATTGGCACGGCGCCAGCATTGAAATAGGACGCTGTGAATGAATCAAGCGCAAACAATGTCGAGGCCGGCCCAATGGCTACCTGTGTTTCGCCTGCGCCAGGTTTGTTTTCATCGGAGTAATTGCGATTCCAGATGTAGATAATGTTCGGCAACTGAATCGTCTGCCGATACGGTGCGGCGCGGAAGAACCATCTTAACTTCTGAGTATATGGATCGTAATCCGGTGTAATCGATGGCGTAGCCGCCCAAGCCAAGCCGGGATTCATGCCATACTGATTCGTCTCAATGAGTGCATATCCCTGGCCGAACAGGCAGAGTGATGCTTCAATGTCATAAATCAAGCCTCGCGAAGGAACAAGATGCTTGAAGCGTGGATCATCTGTAACCTCATTGCCCGTTTCGTCCTCCAACGCAAACGGGACACGGTCACACTCGCTCGCTCGCGTCGTTACACAGCGGAAAGCATAGGCCACGGTATTGTAGGCATCGACAGCCGAAAAGCCTTTCAGCGAATTGATACCGGAGCGAAATGCCTGACCGCCTGAGGTATAGTAGTCAGCGTAAAACTTGTCGTCGATAGCAGACCCGAAGCCAACTGCTTTGAATTTATGACCGTCGAATGTAAGTGCGGTCACTGATTTGCCTCTTCCTCGTAATAGTCCTGCGGGAAACGCGAATACGAAAATTGTACTCCGCGCATTGCCATCGCGCCGGCCACGAATGAATCAGGCGGATGGCCGCCGCCGGTGAGATCGCTATTCGTGCAGTAGCGATGCTCGGCTTCAGCATAGCGGATGAACGGCGATACGATACTGCCGTTTTCAATAGCGACAATGTAATCCGCGAATACGTCTGCCCGTACTTGGCCGACCAATGTCACGCCTGTTGCCCCGACAGTCTGATAATCGTCCACGACTCCGCCGATGCCGGTTGCATCGTGGTGGGCCACGCCGGGGAAACGAATAACACGCTCATTGAAGCGGCGTATCATCGACGGCCATGATTCACGGCCCCGTCGCTCCCAGGCCACTCGGCGAAACGGGCGGACATCGGTTCGGAATGTATCGATGATCGTCCAGTCCTTTTCCTTCGCCCAGTCCGCGCCAGTCGAGTAATGGGCGTTCGGCTGAGGCTTTTCGATTTCGATGTATTCACCAGAGCGGCCCTCGAACTCGCCCAGAGATTTATCGAACGTTGCCGTAATTTTCTCAGTCAAAATAGCCCGGCCTTCGGGTGACGGCTCTTGCAAGTCATATTCAGCCAGCCACATGGACGCCGGAACTTCGGCCCGCTTTGATTCTATCTCAGCCTCGGCAAGCCAGCCGTGTGGTTCCAACGTTTCATGATAGCACCATTCATAAATCGGCCAACCGTTTTCGGCAGCGCGTTTCTTGAGTTCTGTCACGACGCCATCGGGATAATGATGAGTGCTGCTAATGGTCGTTTGCTTGGCAATACTGCTCGTGCCCATTGGCTGTCCCATCGCGGCGTTGAATAATTCAATCGTCATTTCGTCCGCTTCGTCAATACGCAGACGCTGAGGGTGAGGTCCACGCACACCACGGCTTGATGCCATGAGTGCCGTTACACGCCCGCCAGTCTGATAGATTGTGCGCCGCTTCGTATTATTTGCATCGCCCGTCCACTTTTGGAGATACTCGATGACTCGTTGTGATTGCTCACCTGATCCGCCGAGGATTGTCACGTCGGCGGCCAACATCTCAGCCTCGGTGTTGCCAAGCAAGGATAGCAGGTAGGATTTCCCGCCGAAGCCACGTGAGGCCAGCCAGAGCGACACAGGATAACGCGCGAAGTACGAATCGGCAAATGCTCTGAATGGTGTCGTATGAGTCGCGCAGCATTGGACATTCGGCAGATGCAGACCATAACGCGATTGCAGATAGGCCGCAAGCTCGGTGTCAGTCGTTGGCGCTGTTTTCGTCTGTTGAATTGTGCGCCACGCTTCCGCCTTCGCCTGCTCCATCCATTGCGGCGCGTCCGGCTTCAACAAGTCGGGTGAAAAGTCTTTCAGGATCATAGCCTTCTCTGCGCGCTTCCTCGCGCCAGTCGTGGATTTCAATCGGTTGCGGCACTTTACCGAAGCCGTATTCAAGCACATGCAGTTTATCCGAAGCGCTCCGGCCCGCAAACATTCCACGCAATAGAGCTTCGAGCCGGGTCAAGCCCTGCTGCGTGATCGTCTCATTGCCCAGTTGCTGAATGAGTTCGCGGAGCTGGCCCAGATTGCGCGGGCGGCCCTTTGGATTGGGCGATGGATCACCGGCCTTCCAACGATGTTCTTCAGGTGGTGGAGTGCCACTGATAGGCGATGCGTCAGGAAGCGTGTTTCTAGCCTGCTTACCGTTCTTCTTCGGCGGTTGCTTGCCGTTGCGTTGGGTCATAGTCGTTACATGAATTCCGATTGAGAAATGTGCTTGTTTTCCTGAGCGGAAATAAAAACTAGGGTACTGTTGACAACAATAAAACGGCATCCGATAATCATAGTATGCAGCATCTAGTCTACGTTCACCCGAAGATCATCCCCGCCATTATGGACGGGTATAAGGTCTGCGAGAGTCGTCTTTCCAAAATTCCGCACCCGGCTCGGCGCGTTGAAGTCGGCGACGAGTTGCTTTTCAAAGTAACCGGCGGCGACGTCGAACTGTATGCCTGTGTCGAGAGAGTCGAGCATTATTCCGACCTCCGCCCAGTTGACATCGACGCTCTGCGCGATCTGTATTCCGCCAATGTCGATGTGCCCGGCATGGATATGGATGCGTATTGGTCGGCCAAATCGGCGGCTAAATATGCGTCATTCATTTGGTTGACCGATCTCTGCGCGCTGCGCATCCCAAAGGCGAAATTACCCTCGTCGCGAATGGGCTGGATTGCCGGTTATCCCGCATAGAGTTTCTCGGCCTCGTTTCTTCTCATTGGTTTTCCAACAAATTCAAAAGATGAAATCAGGCGGTGGGACAGTCCACCGCTTTTTCTTTGTTCGGCATTTAGATAGCCTTTTTTGCTCATTGCGGGACTGCCAACATTCCGAAACCCGATTAGACTCCAGTTGGGTGATTTTTTTCTCGCCGCAATCATAGCCGGATTTACAGTCTGCGACAAATAGCGCACTCCCAGTCCACGACACATTGAGGCAATATAATCGCTCATGGCATTCCCGATTCCGATGCCTTGATAATCAGGCAGGCATACGGTTCGATGCTCGCGTTTGAATTGTATCCCCGGATATGGCATGTGCAAAATCGCCGTGAATACAACGGGTATATCGGCATAAAATCCGGCAAAGCATTGAGCAGAATGATTTAATCGCGTGTCTAGATAGTGATAACGTTTGAACAATTCCCAAGCGGAACGATGAACGCGGCGGATAACAAGATTGATTGCGGGCCGGCGTTGAAGCAACCTCCATCCGAACTGATTCAACTCCGGCTGATAAATCCAGTCGGGTTGCAACCAATCGGCCACATCTGCATGACAAGTCACGGCGATAAATTTTTGATTTCGGCGTCTCACCGTTTTGGCAATCGCCGCGCTGCCAATCCGGGCGACAGTTCTATCGACGACGCTGGAAAATTCATCCATGACCGCCAATGATTTGTTTTCGGCCAAAAGCCGGGCAGCGTTGACTCGCATCTGCTGCCCGGTGGACAAGACCCGAAACGGGCGAAGCCAGAGCGGCGGCGACGAAAATCCAACGCTCGATAGAAGTTCCGTAATTTCCTTGATGGGCATTTCCGGAAAGCCGTCCAGAATTGATTTATTTGTCGGCCAATCAAAACCGTTGCAAATGTATCTGCCGAATAATCGGTTGGCGATGGTAGATTTTCCACACCCCGAGGGGCCGACGATTAAACCCACATTCCACTCATGCTCATCAAGCGGCAGGTTGACTTCCCATGCTTGCTCGCTTCGGTCGGAAGGCTGCACGTCGAACAGCCCTTCAATCTGCATCACGCGCGGCGTCCGGGAAATCTTCGAGCCAACTATGATACGAGTGCCCGGCATTTCAAATTCTCCTTCTGAAACCGGGCCAGAAGTTTTGTTTGTTTGGATTCGGTGGCGCAGTCTATCAATATCATCCATTGCTCAGGAATGATTTGATCTACTTCCTTTTTGTCAGCTAATGATTGCATCGCTCGCAAACTGTCCCGCTCCGCCTTTATCATCCCAGCAATCAATTTATCTTCTGCCGCCAACGCCGCAAGGATTTCGCCGTCCGGGTTGTAGTCCATGACGTTGACCAGGTTGCTGGCCGCCGATAGAGCCTGACCCCTTTTGCTTTTCGCATTGGGAATGTCGCGCCGCTTGTTGACGATGAGCGTATTGCCATCAGTTTCGACTTCGACGATTTTGACACCGGGCATGATTTCGGCCAACGTTTCCAGCCGCGCCGAACCGCTGAGGCTTTCGCCGTCTGCCGCAACAGTAATGCCATCGCCAATGCCGTATGCACCGATGGAATTACGAAGCGCGCTCAACCCAATGGGCTTGTGCTTGTTCGCATTCACCCGCTGAGGTCGATAGAGTTTGAGAGTCTTTCGATGCCCGTTTGTTTTGCTCATTGACTCCACTCGTCAATCCGTAGTAGTATAGCTTTACCCTCACCCATAGACCAGACCCCGCCCCGTGCGGAGTTTGGTCTTTTATTTTTTCCTCCAAGTTCATCTCATTCCGAAACGGCCAATGACAGCAGCAATGATTGCAGCAACGCTCGAATAAGCCGCCTGCCCGATCTGCCAGATAGTCATACGCTCTGAGAGTCGAGTAACGCCTTCTTCAACCTCGCGCAGCCGTTTCTCGTGATCCTCGTTGATACGCCGCACCTCGCGAGTGAGTTCGTCGATTTTATAGATCAACAGGGTTAACTGGTCATTGGCATTGGACGATGCCAAGTTAGGCGCGGTCATTTTGTAAAGGGCGGCAGCAGGCCGCGATTGGGGCTGATGAGAAACGCCGCTTGATTGGCGACCAAGGCCGCGATGAACGGCTGGACGAGGCTGACTGCACCGGCTTGATCACAAGTTACGAGCGTCACGCCGGAAATAGCAACTTCCGCGCAGGATAGGCCAAACGTTCCTGCGGTGATTGCTAGAAGCGCCACGAGCATCACAAGGCGTTTCTGTGTTCCATCAAGTGCAGCGTACTTGTCTTTGAGTTTCGGAACGTAGGAACAGGCGAGGGAAATCAAAATACCACCAGCAGCAGTGAGAGTTTCAGTAGACATGATGAGTTATCCTTTGGCTCCCGGCTTGCTGATCATCACGACAGGCCGGGAGCATGGAGAGGAGGAGATCCGCTGGGAGGATTATACGCTTGATTGGGGAGAGAATGCAAATGGGAAAAAGATAGCGATTATCGTCTATGTTCCTTCTCGTGTCTCCACATCTGCCGCCGTTCGCCCTTCCACCCACAGCCCAACCTCGGGCACTCTATCATCGTGCCCGGCAGTAAGGCCGTCGTATCCACGTGCGGATCGCCGTCAATCTGTTTGCTCTGTGTTGGCAGTTGCCCACCGCGCGCTTTGACTCGCTCCCGTTCCCGACTGAATCGATTAAGACATCGCTGACAATAGACTCGCCCGTCACGTTTTCGAGAACAGCCTTTTGTAGCACAGATACCAAGCGCCTTTTTGCGTCCTCGTTTCCGATGATGGGCGCTCGCAGCTGCAGCCCGTGTACCTCTCTCAGCATGCAAAATATCAAATGTTTTCAGCGTGGCAATGGAAGGCGGCTTGGTCATCAGATTTCCCCTAACGGCTCATTGCCGTTTCCACTGAACAATGGCAGAGTTGCAATACTTTCTGCCGTCTGGGTTCTCTCTGCTCTTGGTAGCGCATTCTCGCGCAGATATTTCATGCTCAGGTCAAGGCCAATGAAACGCCGCCCAAGTTCGCGGCAGACCTCGCCGACTGTGCCACTTCCGCAAAAAGGGTCCAAGATAACATCACCTGCCTTGCTTCCTGCCAATATCGCCCGGCGCGGTATCTCGGTCGGGAAGGTGGCGTAGTGTGCGCCGCTGTACGGCTCGGTTGGCAGCGTCCATACATCACGTTGGTTACGAGTTGGATAGATTTGTCCATACCGCAAAGTCCCATCATCTTGAATACTGCCACCCATTTTATAATTATCTGGATCATGATCGTTCATTGTTCCAGCATTACGCTTTCTACGACCATTGTAACTTTCAGAATCAACAGAGTTTTCCTTCACTGCCTCTGCATCATAGTAATACCTTGACTTCTTCGTTAGCAGATAAATCATCTCATGGCTACGTGTCGGCCTATCCGTCATGCTCTCCGGCATCGGGTTCGGTTTGGCCCACACAATTTCAGCTCGGAGATACCAGCCAGCCGCTTGCAGAGCGAGGGCGACGCGGGCAGGAATCATCATCAGGTCTTTGGGCTTGAGACCATGACAGATTTTTCGTGGAGCGGTAACTTGCGCCTTCTTCATCCAAGCATTGCCTCCGTTCAGTCCTACCTTTTCCGTACCTCCTGTCCCCTTTGTGTCACTGGCGAATGAGTCGCCTAGATTAAGCCACCACGTTCCATCATCTCTCAGTACCCGCCATAACTCGCGGCTCACAGCAATCATATTGGCAATGTATTCATCCGGTGATTGCTCTAAGCCTATCTGTCCCGCCATTCGCTCATCGCGTCCCGTCCCATGACAATGCGGACAATCTGGATCGGCGGTGCGTCGTTGAGAATGGCTGGGCAGATGGACATTCCCACCGCCATTGAGAGTTGAGGAATCCACATCAGAGGAAGCAAAATGGACGCATTCACATTGAGAATAATCGCGCAGGCCATAGTAAGGCGGACTCGTAACGCAACACTGCATGCTTAAGTCCGCCAACGGGACATGAAGAGCATTTGCGTTTACAATCATTCTCTCTCCAATGGCTCATTACTCCATTTCCCGCACAGCATCCAGAGCAAGAGTCCGAAATGCAGGAGGGCGACGATATGAAGCGCGATCATAGTTCACCCAACCTCTGCGCCTCTTCATGTGCTACATCTAATTCATCGGCCATCTTGCGCGCCGAGAAGCGCATCACGTCCAGCACCGCCAGCGCATTCTCTCGCCGGGCATTGAGTGCGCCGGTTAGAGCATCGATGCGTAATCGGAGTTGCGCCAACTCTGCTTTGAGTGCATTGATTTCAGTCGTGGGCTGTGGCGTACCGGGTATTGTTTCTCCCACTCGTTCGAGTGATAGACCATCGAAGAACCAGCAGTTGTCTCTGAACGGCCAGCGGCCTCGTGCGCCGAAGAAGACCGTCATCAGGCCGCCCGGATGATCATACTCGATAGTCAGCACAGTATATTCGCCGATAGGAACGACTCGCGCATCAAGCCAACCTGTCTGTATTG